AGAACTGGGTTAGATGAGCTCGGGGTAGCCTGATACGCAAAAGATGTACCAGCCACGTTAGAGACCAGCTGAGAGCCGCTAGCCGCGCTCGCATTAGATAGCAGATTGACCGTACCTGCTAGATCGTCCTGAGCTGATGCCGTTAAAACGTCACCTGCCGCCCAGTTCGCCTTTGTTGGAAAACCTACTGCCATGACTTACTCCTTACCAACCTAGTGTGCTTGTATCGAGAACGCCGTATAAAGATGAGGAAAGAATAAAGCCATCAACTATTGGCTCGGACGTTGTAAAGGAAATGTCGAACGTATTTGGTGTAATTTTGTAATTAGACCCCATCACCTGCAAAGTCTTAGTAATGGTCGAGCCGTTGGACTGAACGTTCTTGATATTGACGGTCGAGAAATAGTCCAGGGTCAGAGCTGCCGTTACCCCTGCCGTGTAATCAGGAGTAGTCAGATCGAGGCTAATTTGGTCGATCCTGATAGTCGTATCTTTACGAGTAGCCACATAGATCCGAGAGACGTTAAGAGCATCCGAATCGGAGTAGCCGACCACATTCGTCTGTTGGACGGTATGAGGAAAGTAGCGAGCGATCGAAGTTGCATCCGAGACGTTTTGAGCCGTACCGCCAATATTGGTCGTACTGCACTGATTGACTACTAGCTTGTCATCGTGAGCGAAGGTAACGCCTGCATAGACGATCGCCGTGCCATCGTTTGAGAAATAGGTAATAGGCGCTGCGCCGTTGGTTTTTGTGACGTTTGAGCGGCTCTTAAACGTTGCGTAGCCATTGGATGCCACATAGAACGCGCCCTGCTCGGCATATTCAACGTTCTTCATAGCATTAAGCGCCGTGCGTTGAGTGCCAGGGTCGGCTTGTACGAGGTTATCGCCGGTATCTATGTTGCGTAGGCTAGGTGGAAAGGAAAGGTTATCGAGGATTGTGTTGATGCGCTGGCCTGTACTTTGTCCAGCCGTGCCGCCTGTAATGGTGGATATGGCAGACATGGCGAAAAGCCTGAACGCATCTGATACCTGTAGATCTACATAACCCACGCTCATAGTCGTAGGAAATGAATACTGGTAGGCGTTGATGTAGCCTGCAAAGAGAGGCCGTGTAGTGCCTGAATAGGTTGTTTGTATGGTGATCTTTTTATTAGGTGTCAGATAGCCGTAGTAAGGTGACGAGACGTTCTGAGGATTCCAATAGCCGTTAGGGTCATAAATTCTGACTATGCCGGCATTGGCCTGAAACTGATCCTGTTGCAGTTGATAGCCGCCGCTAATTTGGATTAAGGCTACCTGTGAAGAAACGTCCACTACGTTAGATGTACCGCTATCGAGGTAGTTAAAATCTAAACGGCCTTTGGTTGCATCGCTTAGGGTAAATACGTTTGTGCCAGTAGGAAAGGTAGGGGAGTTGCCAAAGTCCACCAAAGTAGTAACGGTTACTGGATACGAGGCCAATTAGATCACCACGCTAAAGCGGCGCTGCCAAAGCCGCTACGCTGGAAAGAACTAGGAATGCCGGAAGCTGACGAATCAACTTGAGCGTTAGTGATTGCGTTGCCGACGGCCTGACCATTGAGGTTGACTGTGACAGCGATTGGTTGCGTACCGGTGGTGGCTGAATCAACCCCTGCAAGTTTGTCGTAATAGGCCGATGCGCCCTTGCTGAAATTGGCTTGGTCGTAAGTGACGATTCCTGAACCAAACTTTGATGGGTCAATTTGAGGCGCGCCAGTGGCAGGTTGCATATAGGTAAATCCTTGATCATCGACGAGGCCTGCGATTGCTCCACTCGCTAGCTTTGTAGTGCCAGCCACGCCATTAGCGGTTGATCCGCCGCCACCACCGGGAACGGTGACAGTAGTAACGGTTATTGTTACCTTTTTGTCTTGAATGCTAGCGATCGCATCTTGAATAGCTTTAACTTGAGCGAGTGCAGCAGAAGTGGCAGGTGGCCAATCCTTGAACGGATCTTTAGCGCCTGCAAGTGATCCAATATTGCCGTTTACGTCCATTACTAGACCGTTGGCTTTAAGTACCTGTTGGGCAAGGATATTGGCTTGATCTGAGTTACCTGTGAGGATGGCTCTTTGCAAAAGGAGTACGTTAGTAACTTCGGCAGTTTGTCCACGTTGGAGAGCAGCTTGGATTTCGATATTTTGCATATCGGTAGTTTGTCCAGCCAATTTGAGAGATAGGGCTGCGCGATCTAGATCCAGTTGTTTTTTCTTTTGATCTGTAATGGCCTTTTGAGTAGTAAGAACCGCGGCATTTGCTTTAGCCGTTCTAGCAGCATTAGCTACATTGTTTTGATATTCGCCTACGGTCGATCCTGTCGAAGCGGCCGCCGCAGCTTTAGCCCTTGCATCCGCACCGACTCCAACAAGTGCTCCTACGATCGAATTTTTTATTGAGAATCCAAGAATCTTGCCAATTAGGCCGCCTGAAATGCTATTTACTTTTGACACGATTGAGGCAATATCGCCGCCTAATATGCCGATACCGCGCACCATGTCCGCAACGTCCATCGCGACACTATGCATAGTCTCTTGGAATGCCGTGAGATCTCCACCCTTTGACAGTGAAGTAAACGCATCTACTAGACCTGCTCCAATAGTGATCTTAAATTCCTCAAAAGAAGTTTTAAGGCGAGCGATCTTGCCCGAGAATGAATCAGCCGCTACCGCCGCATCGCCTTTAAATACTTGCGCTAGATGAGCTTGAATAGCCGCAAAGTTACCTGTAGCGATTTCAGCCTTAGTTAGACCTGCTCCCAACTTACTTAGAGCCGTGTAGCTGCCACCGTAAGCCTTAGCGAGAGCTTTAGTGACCGAGGCAAGGTCTTTACCTGTACCCGAGGAAATGTCCAGACCAAGAGCTAGAAGATCCTGCGCCTTTGTAGCATCACCGGTAGATCGAACCAAAGTGCTGAAGGAATTGCGAAGATCTGTTTTGGCGATACCGTTTAGCTCTGAAAGGTTGGTAATAAACTTTTCTACCGGAATGTCTGTAAAGGCTAACCCGAGGTTGTTAAGAGTGTTGCCGAGAATCTTGGCACTTTTCTCATCTGCCGCAAATGCTTCGACTGAGGCTTTACCAAATTCGATAATTTTCTTAGTAGCGAAAGTAGCTGCAACGATTTTGCCAAGCTCTTTGGCCGCATGACCAAGAGCGCCCATATCCTTCTCAGCGCTTTTAAGGTTTTGTCTGCCCTTATATTCGGTGATTATGTCTACGTTAATTTTTTGGCTCATGCTGCATCCCTAAACACTTGAGCCTGTGATCGCTTCGCAAATTGAACGATTGTGGCATTGACCGCTTTATAGACGTGCGTTAGCGCCTTACCCTGATCTTCATTCCAAGCTCTGTAGAGAAGGCGACCTCGCAGCTTGCCAGTGCCAGCCATTCGCCCACCCATCGAGTTATTAAAATGTAGGCCAGCGTTAGGGTTGCGAGAATGCGAATAGTCATGGCTTTTATTCTTGGGATCCCACGGCTGACCAGCTGCGTGTTTACGCCCTGCGGTCTCCATGATCGCACCTGCCGCCGTAATGTTTTGTAGCTGATAGAACGTCACAAAGCCGTTGCGATTGGGCTTAGTACGGCCAATATGAACTTTTATGCCGCGCTTGGCGATACCAGCATTAAACTTGGGAAAATGACCCACGGCCTTAAACGCACTCGTTTGCTCGTTAATCTTGCGACCTTTTGTTTTAAGCAGCCAATTACTAAGACCGGGCAGGGTGGATGGAATATACCCTTGCGCCTTCTTCTGTACTGGCGTAAGTGCAGCTCTAATTTCTTTGTTGAGATTTTTGGCAAGATCAGGCTCAAATTCGCGCATGGCTTTAAGAGTTTCTGCGAGGCCTTTGATTTCTACTGGCAATTTCGGCCTCTCTCGCATCTCGTTGAAATACCTCAATGATTGCGTTAATCATTGTGGAATCCATATCTATAAATTCCCGAGGCGCGATCCCTGTCCTCACGGCTAGCGTGGCTATGAGATGAGTAAGAGAATCGCGCTCAATTAGTTTGGGCTTGAGTCATCCAACACTTCGACCTTTGCCAAAGTGTCAATAAACTTTTCTCCAAAGAGAGGTACATCTTCTTCCTTGCTTAGACATTTCCAAGCCAGCCAGTAGATGTCACTCTGTTTCTGATCTTCTTGAAAGGCTCTCGCGAACCCTTTTTTTGCATATTGCTCGAAGGCGTATTCAATCGACGGTGTTAGCTTGTGCTCTGTTACGTCGCCGTTCGCCCTTGTGATTACTAGCTTCGCCATTCTTTTATCCTTTGTTAGTTTTTACCATGTGCCAGTAGTGGCAACGGTGATCGCTCCTGAAACTGTGAAGGTAAGTGACTGCACTGCAACGTCTCCGACCTTGCCTGCTACTGGTGTGAGCTTGTTTACAAGTACCAATCCTGAATAAAGAGGATTTGTAGCCGAAACTGTGCCAGTTGAAGGACTGCCGGGAGTTGTGGTCTGCAAAATCTTAAACTTCGCGTTAGTGCCTACGAGACCGTTAAGAGTTGTCATAACCTGAGCAGTTGCATCATCGTTAAGGAAATCAACCGAAATGGTTGAAGATTCAAGTCCTGCAATAAATGAGTGACCTGTCGCTCCCATAGCGGTTACATCAAGCTCATCGAACTGGCGGTTAATTGTTAGTGAAGTAACGTGGTCTGTGAGGTCTACGTAGGTTGTACCGTCTGTAGAGATCTTAAACCCGGCGTTATTTTGGTAGAAAATTGCCATTATTTTGCCTCGTCTTTCGTTGGGTCTGTTGGTGGTGTTGGGTCTGACTTCGGAGCGGCCGAGGCTGCGCCTTTATCCGTTACCTGCCCAATAAGAGTCAGGAAACGTAATTCTTCGGGTGTGTAGTCCATGTTTAACTCCAGCTGCTAAGGATTGAGATTGAGATTTCTGACATCAGCATTTGGCCAGTCTCATTAGGGCTGACTGTTGGCGCTGAAACTGATTGCACTTTGACGTTCAAGCCTGAAGCTGCAAGCAAGCCAAAGACTGCAACGATCGTGTTTTCAATGTCGATAAGGTTGCCGTTATTATCAAAAAGCGGAACGAT